TGCCGCCATCAATACTATCTGACGATTTGCGCACTACTACGTTTGGCAAAGACTCCATTTCCGCAAGTATCCTAGAAAACTTTGCAAATTTATGCATGCGCGTCGGTAACCAATGCTTAACCCATGGTGTAGCCGTCATTACTTCTAGAATCTTTTGCGCCAATCGAATGTCGTATAGATCGCCACTATCAAACCATCGAAAGTATCGATCGTTATCTAACTCAGCGACCATTTCGGAAACCCAGTCAGAGCGCTTCCAATCTTCTCGATTATGCTCTCTCGGCGCTTTGACATTACTGAATCGGTAATTTCCCGTTGTGGCGTAGCATCCGCTACAGGCATCCACGAGTGATCCATCAGGCTTGCGTGATCCTGGGCAAGTATCGAGCGCTTGTAGGGACCATGAGCGACAAGGCATCTTTGAAGCTTTCGACAGCCTAATCATGACGCCATTCGCTGTAATTGTTGCTTACGCTCACTAAAGCGTTCAGCGGCATTGGCTTCTGCGTTATCGCGGTCTAATAGGTAGATGCCCGATAACAATTCAGAAGTTTTGATATCGAAGTAGTGAGTAGAAAACCGATTCGAGTCATTTAAGTCACCGTCGTTCCTACTACAAACGACGATCGCAAATTGATCGGTTAGTGAATAATGAGTCTTAACAAGCTTTAAGCCGTAATAGCTCGTTTCCTTTTTAATGTTGCGAAGCATAGGCAGCGCTTGCCGACTTGCTATCTGTGGGTATGTGTAGATCATGATTGCGTCCTCTTTGTCGTAACGACATCTTCTGATGTCTTACTCGAGTTTTCTCACATTCTACTAACTACGGTCAAGCATATTTTCGCATAAGTTACTTACATATATAGGGGGGGTATAAATATCCCAGAGAGTGAATAGCTGGTTAGCTGCCCTTTAATCCTTTTTTAATGCCTGGGTGGTTCCCATTAAATCTCTCGCCTCTCTTCTTTTTCTCGCCGTGATCGCAAGCAATGACGGGGATTTGGTACGCTATCCAGCACGTAAGACACCGGGGGGGAGGGGGTCGGATACGGGAGTTATATATAGTTGCCACTCCCACTTGCCAAAAAACGATTTCAAAATGGCAAAAGATTGACCAAGTAGTATATACCTAATAATATGTAAATTACTATTAGTTATGCGCATTTATGTATTTTGCTGCTTCGCAGCATTTTACAAAAACAAGTACTTTATTAGACGCTTAGGCCCACTTGGATAACCATGAGCAAAGAACTGAGCAGAAGAGAACAAGCGCGTCAACTAAAACAGTATCGAGACTGGATGCTGCAACATAAATCAACACGATATGTAGTCGATAAGATCTTTACAGCAGCTCTAGATGACGAACACAAGAACCAAGCCGTTGCTTGGAAGTTGATTATGGACCGTGTTGCGCCTTTGGCAGGCTTCTCAGCAGAGCAAAAAGCCAATAACGCGATACAAATCAACATTACTGGCCTCGACAACGCCTCTGTGGACCAAAAAACCGTCCTAAACGGCGATTTTGACGAGGTTACTGACGATGGCGAGCCTTAATTTAGAGCTTTTGCCGTGGCAACAAGAAGTTTTACCCGATAACGCACGTTTTAAGGTTATTGCCGCAGGCAGAAGAACAGGAAAAAGCCATCTAGCCGCCGTAAGCCTAGTGCTGAACGCGCTAAACGGTAAGCCAGGCAAGGTGTTTTACGTTGCACCGACACAAGGTATGGCCCGCGACATCATGTGGGACAAATTGTACGAGGTATGTGGCGACATTATCGAAGCCCAGAACATAAACAACCTCACACTGACCTTATCGGGCAACAACACCATATTTTTGAAGGGGTCAGATAGACCAGACACCCTTCGAGGCGTCTCGCTGAAGCATCTCGTTATGGACGAGTACGCTTATATGAAGCCAGACACCTTTGAAAGCATTTTGAGACCTGCTTTGTCGGATCAAGGCGGGTCTTGCATCTTTATTGGGACACCTGAAGGCAGGAATCACTTCTATGACCTTTATGTCGGTGCTGATAGCGGTACTTGGGAAGATTGGAAGTCGTATCACTACACAAGTTACGACAACCCTATCATCCCTAAAAAGGAGTTGGAGCATGCGAAAAACACCCTGCCGTCATGGGCGTTTCAGCAAGAATACATGGCCTCATTTCAGGCTCGTGGCTCCGAATACTTCAAAGCCGATGATTTCCAATACTACAAACGTAAACCTTCCAAGGCAGGTGATTTTTATGTTGCCGTTGACTTGGCTGGATTTCGTGATGCGGGCGTTAAAAAAACGAAACGACGTGATAGTACGGCTATAGCGGTTGTTTACGTTACGGACGACGGTCATTGGTATGTGGACGACATCTTGCACGGCCAATGGGATCTTAATACGACTGCTGAACGCATTTTTAGAGCGGTTGAGAAATATAGGCCAGCCTCGGTAGGGATTGAGCGCGGTATTGCACAGCAAGCCGTTATGAGTCCCCTACAAGACCTCATGAGGCGCACCAACCGTGTTTTCCGTGTGGAGTTGTTGTCACACGCCAATCAGAAGAAACAAGACCGTATTTTGTGGGCATTACAGGGTCGTTTTGAGAACGGACTGGTCCATTTGAAAAAAGGCGACTGGAATCTGCCGTTTGTCGATGAAGCGAGCAACTTTCCGTCACCGCTGGTCCATGACGACCTTTTGGATGCTTTGTCATACATCGATCAACTTGCACAAGTGCCCTACTTGTCTGGCTACGACGTTGAGGACGAATTTGAACCCGAAGATGCAATCGCAGGTTATTAATGAGCTACGGTGATATAGACAACATCTCAGCAGAGCTTGGTTTGGCCGAATGGGTCGTGTCGAAGTGCCAATATTGGCGTGACCACTACGAAACCAACTACGCTGAAAAGCACGATGAGTACTATCGCCTGTTTCGGGGTATTTGGTCCTCTGAGGACCGCATGAGAGACTCTGAGCGCTCTCGTATCGTCGCCCCTGCCCTCCAGCAAGCCGTAGAATCAAACGTCGCAGAGATCGAAACAGCCACCTTTGCGACAGGCAAAATTTTTGACATCCAAGACGATTTGGGTGATCAGAATCCACAAGACATGGTGCTTTTGCGTAAAAAGCTGCATGAGGACTTTGACAAGGCACAAATCAGGGCGCGTATCGGTGAGGTACTGATTAACTGCGCTGTGTACGGCACAGGTATTGCTGAAGTTGTGCTTGAAGAGGTAGAAGAGGCAGTTCCTAGTACTCGACCTCTCATGGATGGGGATTTGCAAGAGTTTGGTGTGCAAAAGCGCAAGCGCCCCATGGTCAAGCTCAATCCTGTCCAACCCCGCAACTTTTTGATCGATCCTTGTGCCACGACCGTTGATGACGCCATGGGCTGTGCGATTGAGGAGTTTGTCTCCACGCATACGGTTGAGTTGTTACAAGAGCAAGGCGTGTACCGTGATGTCATGCTCGAAACATCGGCCCCTGATGACGACCTTGAGGCTGACCCCAATCTCTACAACGTCAACATGGAGCGCGTCCGACTACTAAAATATTACGGACTCGTACCGCGACAGATGCTCATCGATGAAGGTGTTGATGAGGATGAAATGCCTGATGACTCTATGTACGTCGAAGCGTGCGTAGTCATCGCTAATCAAGGCCAGATACTCAAGGCCATTGCCAACCCGTACATGATGCAGGACCGCCCAATCGTGGCGTTCCCTTGGGATATCGTCCCCTCCCGCTTCTACGGTCGTGGTGTGTGCGAAAAAGGCTACATGAGCCAAAAAGCACTGGATGCTGAGATGCGCGCTCGTATCGATGCTCTGGCCCTTACAACGCACCCTATGATGGCTGTGGACGCAACGCGAGTACCACGCGGCAGTAAGTTAGATGTCCGCCCTGGTCGCATGCTGTTGACCAACGGCAATCCAAAAGACTCGCTCCTGCCGTTCAACTTCGGTCAGATTGGTCAGATCACATTTGCACAGGCCAGCGCACTACAGAACATGGTGCAGCAGGCCACAGGCGCTGTAGACGGTGCCGCCCTCGCCTCTCGCTCGCAATCAGAAAGCACCGCCGCAGGTGTCTCTATGTCACTGGGCGCTGTCATGAAGCGACAAAAGCGCACACTGGTCAACTTCCAAGACACCTTCTTGAAGCCGTTTATCAGTAAAGCTGCGCACCGTTACATGCAGTTTGATCCTGACAACTACCCTATTGGTGACTTCAA